AAAAGCATACATCAAAATGAATTTGTTTCCCGAAAGGCTGATGATGTCAATGTAGCTAAGATTGAAAAGTTAGGCGCAGGTAAAGTAGTAGAGCTTTTATCTAAGTCTTTAAACCTAGATGACTCTATAAGCGATGAAGGCCGTGAAGCTTTAGTTGTTCGTAGCTTAGCTAAGGGCGCAAAAGATAAACAGTTTATAGCGGCACTTGAAGATATGATAGCTGATACCCCTGATAAAACCGTAGGTACAATGAAAATGCCTAAGGATATGGTAGCTAATCCGGCCTTAGCGCAGGAGCAGTTTGTAGCTGACTCAACCGTAAAGACTCCTGTTTATCGTGGTATTACAGCTATGGGTGAATATGATTCTGAAGTTTCTTTCTGGTCTCCGAGAGAAATGGGTACGCATGTGGGCGGCAAAGGACAAGCTCAGTACATGTTGGCTAGAGGAATGAATACTAAAAGAGCTGAAGAAGAGCTTGCATTAACTAGCCCCGACTCAGGGCCGGTTAGTCAACGTCAGCTAGATAGATTCTTTACCGAGGAGCTAAATGCTAGAGGTGTAAATGACCCTAGAATGATGAATCTTCCAAAAGCTCAGCGTGAAATGCTTCAGGAAGAAGGTATGGATACATCTATTCCAGAACTAACTATGATGGAAGGGTACATTAATTTAAAGAAACCCCTTGAGTTTGCTACAGACATGAGTAAATGGTCGGCTGAATATTTAACTACCTCAGGTTCTGATTTTTTAGTTGAAGCAATAGAGCAGGGACTAGGTAAGGCACTAACAAAAGCACAGCTTAAAAAGATTGATATGATCGGTGCTTTTAATAACCATCAGTTTACCCACAAAGATAAAATAACTACTGAGATATATAACGTTGTTCAAACCAAAATGCTACAGAAGTTTTTAAAGAGCTTAGGGTTTGACGGTTTTAAATATAAAAATATGGTGGAACCTAATATGGAAGGAGAGCCTACTTGGTCTTATATTCTTTTTGATGCAGAGCAGTTTAAGTCTAGTCTTGCTACAAAGTTTGACCCTACAGATAGGCGTATGACTTACAATACAGGTGGTGAAGTTGAAGAACCCGTAGAAGTTTCTCCAATAGGAGCGACATTTTGGGCAACTGATTATAATGCAGACGCATCAATACCACTAGAAGAAAGAATAAGACATTATAATGATGCTCAAGATATAGAAGCGACTGAACTTGTTAAAGAAGTATCCGGTGAGGCGGTAGATAGCGGCGCTTTCGATAACGAGCTTAAATATTTAGGTGTTAGTAAAGAGGATATGAAAGAGGGGTTAGTTAATATATCTAAGCCAGAAACTTCGGGCGGTCAGCTACCTAAAGAAAAACAAGTTAGTTCTACAGGCGCTCAAGGTATTTTCCAAGTTGTAGAAAGCACAGCTCGGAGCGTACTAGATAATGGGCAGGTTGGCCCCAAGGCAGCGGCGGCTATGGGTACGACACTAGACAAATTAAATGGAATGTCACGTGAAGAGTTACAGGGTTTTTTATTAAATAACGATAAAGCTAATGCTATATTTGCTACGGCAGTAGTCATCCAGAAACTTCAACACTCTAAAAATAATTAACATATGAATAAAGGTGTATCATATTATGTCAGAAATAATTTCAATGATTAGCTTATCTGAAAAACTAACAATAACCGGCTTCTTATTTTCGGCTGTTGTGTTACTAGCATATATACTTTACTATGTATACAGAGATAAAAAGGATTGTTATGCAGCACGTATATTAGATGCTAATGAAAGGTCTATTATGAATAAGGAGCTAGGAGAGTTTAAAGGTCGTTTAGGTATGTTAGAAAAACTATACCACGATCATCGCATTAAAGATTAAAAGGAGGGTTAATATGTCAGAAGTTAAAGATATTACAGACCACGCTAACTTTCAATTTAGCAACACAGCCTCAGATGACCTATACTATGCTATTATAGATATTATAGCAGAAGCCGCTAAAGACGGTAATGTTTCCCCTACAGAAGTCGTTGGAGTTTTAGAGTGGTTAAAGACTACACTGGTTATACAGAATACTGAATTTGAAGAGGAATAAAATGGCAAAGAAAAAAGACCCAAGATTAGAAAGGGCTGGTGTATCAGGATATAATAAGCCTAAGCGTACTCCTAGTCACAAAACTAAATCTCACGTAGTTGTAGCGAAACAAGGCGACCAGATAAAAACAATTCGATTTGGTGAGCAAGGAGCTAGTACAGCAGGTAAGCCTAAGTCTGGTGAGAGTGAAGCAATGAAAAAGAAACGTGCTAGCTTTAAAGCTCGACATGCTAAGAATATTGCTAAGGGTAAAATGTCAGCAGCTTATTGGGCTAACAAGGAGAAGTGGTGATGAAAGTAAAAGAGATAATATATCCACCACTGTTTAAAATTGTTAAAGCTCAAGCAATAACTTTATATCCATTTATTTTTTATAAAAGCAAGCAAGCTAAGTTAGACTTTCAAGCTCATGAGTTTATACATGTAGCGCAGGTAAGGCGTTTAGGTTGGTTTAAGTTTTATGCTAGCTACTTAAACGAAAGCAGGAAGAAAGGGTACTGGAATAATAAATACGAAAAGGAGGCCCGTGGCGAGCGTTGAACTATTATCTACGTTAGGCGGGGGCTTATCATTATTTAGTATACATAAAAGTATACGCAAAAGCATATAAAGTATACATACTTATATACATTTATAGATTAGGGGGTGATTTTTGTCTATTGAGCTATTAGCTATGTTAGGTGGTGGTTTGTCGGGCTTTGTCATGAAGATGATAGCCTCGCAAGCTGAGGCCCAACAGCGACAAGTAGAACTTATGATCCGTAAGCAGGAAGTAGTAGATGCTTCGGCAGATAAGGCGGCAGGTAGGGGTGGTGTTATTGTACGGAGGACTATAGCATTTACTATTCTTTTTGCTATGGTAATTGCCCCATTTATTATGGCTTTAATAGATGTGCCGGTCACAGTAATAGATGAAGCCCGTGGTGGACTACTGGGTTTCTTAGGCTTTAGCAAGCCGCTTGTTACACAAATGGGAGGCTTTGTTTTACTGCCCGAAGTTAGGCAGGGAATGATAGCTTTATTAGGTTTTTACTTTGGAAGTAGTCAGGTTAAATAAAGGAGAAAATTATGATAGAAAAATTAGAAGGTTATAAAACAATACTTGTTGCGGCAGTAGGATTACTAGCAGCAGTTGCAGGCTTTAAAGGATATGTCATTACTTTAGAGGAGCAGGCAGCTATCTGTACAGGTATAATGTCTTTGATTATGGTAGGGATGCGTTTAGTAACAAAGACTCCATTTTTAAAGGAGTGATTAAATGAAATATTTTATTTCTATATTTTTAATTTTAACTACATGGCTAGGCATTACTTTAGTGTTAGCAGACCAAGTTCAAAAGGACATTGAGTTTTCTTGGGATGCTGCTGTGTGTGAAGGCACATGTGTCAATGGTGTAGATGGTTATAAAATCTATACAGAGCAAGGAGGTTTAGTAGCTGATGTGCAAGGAACAGTGTATGTAGCTAACAACTATGCGGTAACAGTTGGTGTTCCCTCAGGTTTCTATGTTACTGCGTATAATGTTGATGGGGAATCAGAACCCTCCGACATTGCAACAGTTTTAGTTGAAGGCACAGCGCCATCAAGCACTACGCTTAGAGCCGTCTTTAAATAAAAAAAGCCTCCAAAGACTTTGAAATCTTTGGAGGCTTTTAGTTTACCCGTGATTACTATAAATAGCGCTCAACTCGTCAGACATAAACTCATGGACTTTACCTAGTTTCTCTTCACCAAGTCGTATTACTCTTTGAACTAATAATAATTCTTCTTTATCTTTGAATACACCGACCAGTTCTTTAAAAGGAACCATTGCCATTTCAGTTTTAATTATCCCTGAAGAATCTATAAAGACTTTAAAGGATACTAGGTTAGCTTCGTTCATAATTGCATCGCCTCCCACACTAGCATGTAGAAAAATGTTAAAGCCGCAGAAGCTGCCCAAAACCAAAACCACATCCTAAAAAACATGCTGAGTAAAGCTATTTTATTTTTCATATCTCGCATCCTCCCGCAGCACTACAAGCAAGCTCTTGCGTACCTACTGTGTTGTCATCCACTTCTATCATACTAGACCAATCTATTACTTTAGGCATTTTATTTTTTAGCTCTTTGTACTGCTCAATATCAACAGCCTCGTAAGGTGCTTGCTGATAAACGTGATCAGTGCGTGGAAGAAAACTAATGCCGCTGCATTCATCTAACCTATCCCACAGCCACTGTCCGGCAGCTAAAAATTCTGCGTCTGAATAATAAATAGTAACGCTAGGTTTGTGCTCACACCAATGGTTCTGATAGATTTCCCACAAGTCTAGCTGCTGCTTAACATCTAATGACTCCGTACATATACCCCCGCTTGGAGACTTAACAGGAAAAGAGAACACGTAGTTTTCCATATTCATCACATCTTTTTCCCAAGGCACTCCAGAGTCTATTAAGAACTTAGAGATAGGGTCTTTACCATCACTACGTACTCGTCTAATGTACTGTGGGCTAAAACGAGCATGGATACCAGAAGCACTATCTACTAGCTGAGAGACTGTTCCCGAAGGCTTGACGCAGGTTATTGCTGTAGACTGATTAATACCGAGCTTCTTAGCCCAAGTCTTGTTTGTCTCCACGGCAACAGCTTTAAGAGATTCTAAAACTTTAGGTAAGTCAGACATGTTGGGGTGTTCAAACCACGTACCCTTTTTACTTTTACCAGACATAATAGGGTGATCCATTATTCCTGTCATGCTCACACCAAGCAAGCATTCTTCTTCTGTGTTCTTTTTCCAAACAGACCTAACGTATCTAAAGTCTGTTAGCGAAGACTGAAGCGTACCTAAAATTGTAGCTAATCGAACCTTACGGTTTAAATCCTCGAACGTGTCGGTACTTCTAATAACAATTTCAGACAGATTACAAACCTGAGCACTGCGTAGTATGATCTCAGAGCATGGATTAGTACCAAAGTCGTGATCAATATCTCGTCTACCATTACGTGCTGCCTGTGTCTTCGCAGCCTTACGACTAAAGATACCACGCTCACCAGCTTTAGATTTGTAAAGAGATGCCCACTCCTCTAAAAAGGTTTCAAAGTCGGGGCGCTCGTCATAAACCGCACTATTATTAGCTAACGCACGTTGGCTGTCAGTCTCCCACCACTGTCCAGATTTAGCATGACGCATACGATCATCAGATAAATTAGAAAGGCTAATAAGTGCCGACCTACGAACGCCACCAACAACTACAATCTCAGCTATCTTACATACAATGTCATGGCATTCAACGCTAGTAAGTTTTCTTCCGGCAGCGGCCTTAAAAGTATTAACAGTAAAAGCAAATAGATCAATAAGAGGGGCAGGGCCAGACGAGCGACCCCCAAATGTTTTGAGCTTAGCACCCTTTTCCCGTACTTTACTAACATCCCATGTAGGTATTTGACCCGAATACAAAAGACTAACCAACTCACGGAAAGCTTTAGCCCAACCAATCTTAGAGTCTGCAACAACGATTGTAGTATCTGTTTCATGAAATTCTTCTGAGACCTCCGGTAATTTGTTTACAGATTGGCGTTCTACACTAAAGCCTACGCCAGTGCCGCACATTAAAACATAAAGTATTTCGTCGAAAGCCCTTACATTATCTATTGCAACATAACTACAGTTAAAACCTGCCATATTGTCACGGTCTAAAGCAGCGCCTGCTGTCATTAAGCAGCGCATTGATGGCATAACTTCAAGGTTCTCAATAGCATCAGCAAGCTCGTTAGCTGTCTTACTGTCTAGCATATCTTTATCTACCCAGAATTTAACGTATCGAGTAACGGTTTCTTCCCACGTTTCTCTTCGACCTTCTTCCGGAAGCCATCGAGCATACCGTGATTTATGAATGTACTGCTGGTAGGAATCCATTTTCATTCTTCGTTCTCCTGTGAAATTAAATATGAGTTTAGTTTGGTTTGCTTCCTACGCTTAAATTTAAGTTTACTTTTATTTACTGCTTTGTTAAATTTTTTCTTCCGCAGGAAACGGTCTCTTCTTTGTTCTTTACGTGTGGTCTCGTCCATACTTCTCGAACTCCTTCAGTTCTGTCAGTTTGTTTAAATACCATATAGCTTTTTTAGCATCCTCTACCGGCTTGTCCTTTCCAAACAGCCTTGTCCCTGTGTACTTTAATACGTTACCGTGGCAATATGCCACAGCCCCTTCAACCCCTAAAACATCTACAATGTAGTCAATAGTTTCTATGTTACCTGAGTTGTAATGCGGCGGGTGATCTATTACATTTTCAATCTTCATCTGTAAATTCCTCTCTGTGTTTTTTGTTAATCCAATCTGCCGGTATAGATTCTTCACTAAACCACCTAAAGTTATTAGCACTAGCCCACTCCCCATGCGTTCTTCTTGTACCATCTTTTCTAACCTTAGCTGCCGGCATAGGCGCATTAGGGTTGGCAAATAAAAAAACTAGCTCTATATCATCGGGCAATACTTTTGAGATCCATATATATTTTGAGTATTCAGGCGAGTCCCAAAATCTACCTTTAGCTTCAAGCAGTATTTTCTTACCATCTAATGTACGAATAAAGTCAGCGTGGTATTTATGGTCTACAGTATAATCTATTTTCTCAGTGTGGAAATCCCAATCACTAAGAATACCTTTGTGCAGCTCTGCCTCCCAGTTACTGTCATATCCACGGGGAACATTCTTTTCTTTAGGGCGAACCACTCTGGCCTTACGGTAGCTTTTACCCATGATTCATATCCTTAAACGTGATGGTGTTGAGCGGTTTGGTTTTAATTAATTTCTTGATTCTTTTTTGAACCCACTTAGGATGAAAGGCGTTTATCCGCCTCCTCATCTGATAGTAGGGATTTCATCCAACCAATGATTACATCGTCTGCTTGCTTACGTATTTTTTTAGCTAGCTTGCCGTTCATAGTAGCTCCTCTACTTTAGGTTCTGATTTAACCTCAGTAAAATACTTGAGGCCGTTACTGTATTTAAAAGTTCTTAAACCTGCGCCATCATTTGAATCTTCATGGCATTTATATTTATACTTACACCAGCTACAGCCTTTAGGAAGTATCATGTTCCCTTTCTGGCCATCTTGGATCGGATTATAACATAGTTCAGGGGCTGTGTCAACAGATAATTTATCTTTTACGTCTTTAATTTTATCACTAGCAATTATTTTATTCTCTTGCTCAGGGATGTGCATACAAAGCTCACCGCTTTCTTTGTTTAATACTAAAAAGCCTCCGGAGTTTGTGCCTTCTGCTTCCTCATAACCACTGAGCTGACCTATATAACCGAAAGGATCATCCAAGTGTAAGCGGTTGTCTCGAAACTTATTAAATGCGAACCTGCTAGCTGTCTTAACATCTACTACCTCACCATTAATTTTACAGTCCATATGTCCTAAGACACCTTCGACACTAACTTCTTTCTGCTCGTCTGTCACTTCGTGTCCTGCTACACGTACTAACATAAGAACAATCTCTTCTAGTAAATGTCCATACAGAAACTTTATCTGTGTAGCACCGTTAATCTCTGAGCTTATTTTATTGTCTCGGCTTTCGTACCACAACTGTCGTGACGGCTTACCAATGTTAGACATACGAAGGGTAAAGTCTCTAGACTCCCGTGGTGTGGCCCACGATACAAGGGCTTCTCGAATGCGCCCTATTGTGTGCTCTAGTTCTTCTTCGTTTATGTCTAAAGGCACTCCGTCCGAAAGCTGTTCAAGTGCTGCGTAAATATCTGGTACTACTGTGTTTAGATTTTTCATTTGTCATTTCCTCTTAGGTATTTGATTGCGTTGTTTAGTGTGCTTTCGTTGTCATCAAAGCCGCCTAGTGCTCGGTTACATTTGTGACACAGCCAACCTCTAAAGTCTCCTGACTCGTGGCAGTGGTCAAGCACCCAAGAACCGTTACGGGTATTTCCTTTACCCTTTACATCCTCTTCGCTGCCTTTGCATATGGGGCATATATATCCAGCAGTAGGCATACCAAACTCTGCACGTAAAGAAGCCCGTATCTTAGCCATTTCGTTATTACACTTACGACATTCAGCTCGTAGATAGTTACCACCGGATGCAAAGTTAAAGCTACTTAAAGGTAAAAACTTGGTGCATTTGCTACACTTCTTACCGTCCTTATCGCCTAACTCGTCACTATCGTTAAGAAGAAAATCTAAATCGATCTGCGTCAGTTCGTCAGTCATTAGTGTGTCTCCGCCCAGTTCATCCCAATGTTATACTCACCGTCAAGAGGACAGTTAAGATTTAATTGTTCAGTTACATCCTGTATGGCTTTAACCCCTAACTTGCCCACAGTGTGTGCCTCTTCTTCTTTACATTCTATCTGCCACTCATCATGGACATTAGCAACAAAGTAATAAAAGATTCCTGCCTTGTCTAAGGCTTGCGAGAAATTAACTAGCGCTTGCTTCATTATAACAGCACCACCGCCCTGTAGTTTTGTGTTAAGCGCAGCGTGGGCAGACCGGACATTCAGCATTCTGCCGTCTAGTGACTTAACTTTATTTGCCTTTGCTTCTCGTCGTACACTGTTTGCAAGAGACTTAAATGCTGGGAGATTAGCAAAGAAAGATTTTCTAAGTCTTGATCCAACTGCTGCGCCTCCTCCAGCCACTGATCCCAACTTGGCATCTCCTGCACCGTACAGTAAGGCATAGATGAAAGTTTTTGCCTGATTTCTTGATTCAAGCCCTGCAAGTTTTTGATTAGCGGTGTGTATGTCTCCGTTAAGGATTTCATTTGTATACTCCTTATCATTCATGTAATGGGCTAGCACCCTGAGTTCTAACCCGCTTGCATCTATACCCACTAACCTATGTGTTGGTGCAACAGTCCAACAGCTACGGCACTCTTTACCAAAAGGTGAGCCTGTCGCCGGTATCTGAGCCATGTTCGGATGACTATGAGTCATTCTTCCAGTTACAGTTCCGTTAGCATTAACATAGCCTCTAACTCTGTCATCGTCCTCTACATAGGTGAGCCACTTACTAACCTGAGCTAATCGTTTTTGCAGCATAAGATAAGTAGCGATTAACTGAGCCTCAGGTATACCCTTTACCTTAGATAGAACAGCTTCATCTACAATGGGTTGCCCTGTTGGTGTATGCTTAACAGGTTTCCAACCAAACTCAATTAGATATTCACCTATTTGCTTACGTGACCCAAGGTTAAATGGTGTTACTGTCTTACGAACAACAGAGCCTTTTGCAGAAATAATATTGAACTCGTCTTTAGTTAATCGTCTATTGATCCCATCTATATTTTTACCTGTCTTAGATAGTCCTCCACTTTTCTTTTCGACAGCATACAAAGTTTCTTCCTCGACTTTATCCTTAAAGACTTTCTGTACCTCGTTAGTGATAGACATAAGCTCGTCGTTGAAGTGGGCCACAAGACCCTGTGCTTTTTCTACATCTAAAAGAAAACCGTTTTTACGTTGCTGCTCAATGATAGGATAAACTTTATGTTCAAGAACTACACTGGATGCAGCGAATCCTTTAGACTCAATACGCAAAGCATTATAAACTTTATAGTTTAACAGTACATCCCGCTCGCAATACTCTAGCATTTCTTCACTAAAATTATCCCAAGCATTTTCCTGCTCACCATATTCACCTTTGTTATAACCAAGCCTGTAGCCCCAAGACTCTAAGCCGTGACCGCCCTCCCTTGTAGGGTTGAACAGACGACTAAGAACTAAAGTGTCTACAACTTTTTTGCCAGACAGATCTATACCCATTAACTTTTCTACTGCGGGTATGTCATAGTTTATAATATTATGACCTATCAGCTTATTAACTTTAGAGAAGTATTCCTTAGCCTGCTGTAATTCATTAGGCCGGAACTTAATAACCTCACCGTCATCGACCTGATAAAAAACAAGACAATGTATTTTTGTAGGCTTCAAACCGTCTGCTTCTATATCGAACACAACATTCATAGCACTTCTCCACAATCGTAGTCATCTACTTCATTAAGGCGGCCTGTCTCACTATCATACTTTAAGTATCCTGCTACACCTGTCTCGCCACTAAACCTATTTTTAAGCACACGAACTATCGTCATATTGCGTTCTTCAGGGTCGTCTGCTTGTCGGTTGCCTTCTAGTGCAATAGCAATATTACTTAATTGTGCTATCGCATTAGACCCTCTAAGGTCTCCTAGTCTTACACGGCCCCCTTCCTCATGGCTATCTCGATTACCACCGGCTTTGGACAAGTGACTAATAGCTATTAGCGTTACTCCTGTCTCCTCTACTACAGCCCGTAGGTTGTGCATAACAGCGTCAATAGCTTTGCGTTCATCTGAGCCGACACCCATTGCCATACCAACTAAGATTGATATGTGATCCAAAACAATTACACCACAGTCCTCAGCCTTGGCTAAGTATCTAATCTTATTAAGTACGCTTTCCATGTCATGCTTACCAACGTGTCTCAGAAATAAGAAACGGTCGTTAGATAACATAGCTTTAAAGGCTTCCTCTTTTTCTTCCTGTGTAATAGTTAAGGCCAGTTTGGGCTTTCGATATATGTTAGCAGGATCTTTAAGTATGTGTCTCTTCATCTGCTCCTGAGTAGGTAGATGTAAAAGTTTATTGGCTGATAGAGACATCAGACCAAGAGCTGCTGTAGCTACACTTTCTTCTAAACTTAATACACCTACCTTTTCAGTCGTGTGATTAAAGATTTCCTCTTGTATCTGCTTAACTACTGTACTCTTACCTACACCAGTACCAGCAGTTAGCGTAACAAGCTCAGCCTTACGCATACCATATAGCATTAAGTTTAAACAATCCCAAGGGTAACTACAGAAGGGCATCTCAAGATCAGCCATAACCTCATTGTAAAGCTCGCTGCTCCTAGCTATACCTTCAGGTGTAAACTTCTCTGCATTCCACCACAGGTTTACATAGGTAGCCGACTTACCTTTAGATAGGTAATCACAAGCATCCTTAAAGCCCTCGGTATGTTTTACTATAGATGTCTTTCCACCGAACAACTCAGCAACTTCTAAGGCTGCTTTCTGTCCGGCCTTGTCGCCGTCAAAGCATACAACTATATTAGCAAAAGAATCTAAAAACTCGTAGGATGACTTACAATCTTTAAGTCCGGCGGCTGCACCGGTTATTGAAACGCAAGGATACTTACTGCCTGTCATCTGATAGCCTGCCATAGCATCACACTCCCCTTCAAAAAGAGTGACAAACTTGCCACCCTTAGTGAAGAGTTGTTCTCCGAAAAGCTTACGCTCATCTTTACTACGGCCTGTCCAAGCAAACTGCTTCTCTGGCTTCCGTATCTTATGTGCTATGGGGTCAAGACTATCGGAGTAGTATGGGTAGCTGTGCTCCCTACCGTCAATGGTGCTCATAACACCGTATGTCTTACATGTTTCTTTACTTATACCTCGATCTGTAAGTGGATTGAATCCCATCTTGGGATGAATGAACTCATCATAAACTACGTTATCCTTAAACTGCTTTTGTTGCACTTCCGATGTGCCGTCGTAGTTAGGGAAAAATGTATTGCAACTGAAGCAGTAGGCAGACCCATCATCATTAACTGATACTGGATCGCTACCACCACACTCGCTGCAAGGTTGCTTGTACTTTACAAAGGGCATATTAAGTTCCTGAGAATGGTTCTTCTAAATCAGTTTCATCGAATGCAACAGGCTCTACATCATCTAACATTGATTCAATATTAGACTTTGTAGTCTCTGCTGCTCTATTATAAACGACAAGTAACCTACTTAACCGATTAGCTTCTACCTGTATGGTCTGGTATAAACCGCATTCAGCTTTAGCTAAGTCTGTTAAGTCATCAAAGCTATATACCGCACCATCAAGTGTTATAGTTTCAAGGCTCATTATAGTTCATCCTCCATTTCTTCGTCATCTAAAGATTCAAATTCTGCTCCGTCTGGAACACCATGTTCAATTAAGTTAATAACCTGCATAGCTTGGAAGTCTAGTCCTCGGTAAACTGTACCGTTATAGTTAGACTCCCATTCTTTATACTGGACTTTAACTGTCGATCCGTTACCTACTGATACGTCCATGGGTGTTTTATTTTTATCCATTAGCTTTGGGGCTGGACGCACCATACCGGCAGGCCCATTAACTTTACGTTTAATAGTAAGGGATGGCCCCTCATCCATTTGTTTAATAGCAAAGCCACGAGACTTAAATGATGCCGCAGTCTCTTCATCTACTACTAAGTTTACTGTGTAGCAAGGCTCGAACTTTGTGTTCGGAGTTGTTGCGCTTACCCAGTAAGCTGTACCTTCTAATATTGCCATGTTGATTTTCCTCTGTGGTTGTGTTGAGATTTGATTATACTACAAGTTGCTTGCCTTTGTCAAGCGTTATTTGTTTCCTATTGAATCTGGTGTTGGTAATAAGTCGGCCTCCTTAACAAATATACCATCGACCATCATACCTTTACGGTGTTTAATATCTTCATAGGCATGGTCAATACAATCTTTTAATGACATATTATTTCTTTCTGCTATGTTAATTAAAATAACTAGGATGTCTCCGATGTCATCAATAGGTGTGTTGCCTTTACATATGTTATCTGAAAGCTCCCCTACCTCCTGTATAAGTTTAAGCACCTGGTTCTTGTCGTCTGAACCGTTAATTAAATTACGGGCATAGTGCCATTGTACTATACTACCCACTGAATATTCTAGTCCTGTTTCTATCATACATCCTCCAAGTCTAAGTCAGTCCAGTTGACTGCAATATTTATTGAACTATTTATTTCATCCTCAAGTTTATTAGCTTCAAAGTAATTCGGAAGCCACATAACTACTTCTTCTTCTTCAGGACATTCGAC